TTAGACCTGGTCAGTTTCCGCTATGAACTTGATGTAGTTGATACTGGCGTCGTCCGCCGTGTCGCTATGGAAGGCCCGAAAGTTGAGGAAGTGGTAGAGCAAGAGGTAGTGGAGCAAGCCGCCCCGGCTCCAATTGAGCCAGCCCAAGCGGTACCAGCCGCGACCGCACCGCCCCTTGATGGCGGAGTCACCCGGCGAGTTCTCCCCAACAACGCTAAGCCCAACGGGCTTAACGTTGCCGTGTCAAGGAGGAAGGCCTGCCCGTGCGAGTTGCACAGGCCTTCTCTGGAGGAACAAGCCTATTGCCCCCAAAGCACCGGTCCCCTAGATAAAGTGAAAACCGGCCTAGTACAGGTAGGTGAGAAAGCAGTGGAGGTACAGTCCCGAGCCCCAGCGGAGTGTAGGGAGAATAAGCGGGAAGCTCTCGAAAAGAGAGTCCTTGGTCCACAGGCAGATGCAGAAGCGCGAGAGGGCCCAGTAAGCGAGGAAGAACTAAATTACCTCACAAAACACTTACTAGCCAATCTTCAGCGTTATGATCCGTTGTCTGAGGAGGGATACTCCAACGAGTAAAGCCCGCCAAGGTCCCAATTCTTAGTTTGTGCGATGACGGTTTGGATGTTCAGCATTCAGACTATCAGTGCATCGAAGCCTTCGTAAAGAAGGAATCCTATCACGGCGATGGAGCGATGAAGGACCCACGACCAATTCAGCCTTTGGCAACAGCCATCGAGAAGGCAGGCTACCGCTACGCATACCCGCTTCAGGATGCTCTCCATGAAGCTCCCTGGTTTGCTTTCGGCCGCTCGCCCGCGGAGTTGGCGCAACACATTGCGGAGATCACATATGATCCAGCTGAAGGACTCGCTGGATACGAGACAGACTATAGTAGATTTGATGGTACCATCTCCAAGAACTGTCGTAGGTTGGAGGCCAAGATCTACAGGGAATACTTCGCTACAGCACTCCGTTCACGGGGTGAGGTGGCGTTGCTCAATAAGTTTCTCAAGTATAGTCAGAATTTGCGTTGGAGAGGTTTCAACAAGTGGAAGACTACAGGCACTGCCCGTGCCTCTGGTTCACCTGACACTTGCCTCATGAACAGCTTTATCAATGCT